TACTCTACACCTTCTTGCTTGATTATTACTTCTTGCTTCTTAAACTTCTCAGAGATTACTTGTAAATCTTTGATTGCTAATACCGTTCCTTTGATTACCATTTTAATTGGATTATTTTTGTTTGTAATGATTCGATTTCTGATTTCAGCCCCATAATGACTGCTTGTAATGATCGTTCTTCTCTGCTTGTGTAGTCGCTTTCGTTTATTTCTGGTTCGTTTATGTAACACATTACTTCCATATAGCCCTGAGAGTAATATCCTGCTCTTTTTAATTGTTGTTTGTGCATCGCTCTCATATCTTTAAGCTCAGCAGTGCCTTTATTTATAGCCTCTTTTATAACTTCATCAGTTAAACCGACTTCGTCCATTGCACCTACTACCATAGCTCGTGCTTCTCTTACAAATAGCTTTTCACCTTGTGATACTATCTCACCTACGGAAACTTTATTAGCTCTTGCACTTCTTTCCAATATTACCTCAATCATAGCGTTTTTAATATATCGTTAATAGTTAGTTTTGAATCCCACGACAAAGCGTTTAGTTGCTTGATCGTTAATCTTAATTCATCTTTAAAGAGCTTATCAATAGTATACTGAGCTAATCCTAATCTTTTACAAGCATTAGATTTTGTAGTATATGTATTAAATACAATCTCTTGAAATGGGCTTTGTGGTTGCCACCCTCTACCGTTTGCTGCCATCTTATTTACGTTTAAAGTCTTCGCTCTCATCTTCTCCGAAAATTCCTAATTGATAGAATCCACAAACCTTTAATACTATTCTACTCATTGCTCTCTTTTCTGCCATCTCCATAACATACCATGAGTTCGTATTACCATCTTTAAACGAAGCTCCTTTTATAGCACTTCCAAATGTTTCTAATCCCTTCGTTGATGCTTTCACAACACAGAAGTTAGTTTCACATTTGATAACCTCGTAAGCTATCTCTATTCCTTCCGTTGCTTGTATCTTATCTATACCACTACGAGAGATAATTAGATAATGTTGATGCTTGTATATATCTTCTTTTGCTAGGTTGTACTTCTTGTACAATTCTGCTATCTTTTCTCTATCCATCTTAGTTAGTTTTACAAGGTTTGTTTAAATGCTCCCACTCTAATAGTGAGCGTGTAACTGGTGAGCGTTCTCCTGAATTCCACTCTTGTGATAATTCGCAATGTCTAGCATATTCGTTGTTCATCTGTTGCTCGATCATCTCATCTCTATCTAAATGCTGAACCCTCGTTCTCAAAAATAATTCTTTTAGTTTTCCCATCTTAGTTATCTTCAAATAATGCGTTAACACTAACAAAAGAAAGTGTTTCTCCTGTAGTCATTCTTAGTAAATCGTTTGCTTCTAATAGACTCAATTCAATGAAAGATACTTTACCTTTAAAAGAATCTTCTACAGCTTGACACGTAGTAGGAAAATCTTTGTAAGATAAATTTAATCTATCTCTTACTTCTTGCTTTAATCTTAATTCTAAATCTCTCATAGCTTAGTTGTTTTGTTTGATGCAAATATATGAATTAATAATTGAATGAACTATTAATTAGTATTTATTTTTAGTTAATACTATACTTTGTTTTGATGCTACAGGTTCAGCTTGTGGAACTATAACCCCATCAGAATCTACTATAACATTACCGTTTAGAAATTGTAAATAAGCGTTTTTACTTTCAGATTCTAACTCCTTGCGTTGGTCGTTTAAAGTATTCCAGTTATCTAAATGCTTAAAACTATACCTTCTTGCTCCATCTTTTTGTGTTGCAGTATACCCTTCAAACTCCTGACCTTTCCAAACTTCTGTACTTAGTAAAGCGTCTTCTTCCCAACTGTCTTTTAAATGCTTTGCAGCACTCTCAAATTTCTTAGCTAATACAATAGCTTCTATGGCGTACAAATCACCATCTAACACTAATCCATCAATGTCACGAGTAACGTCTTCTATCAGCTTGCTAATACTCTTTAAATCTCTATTCATCATCTTTATGTATTACAATCATTGAACTTGTACCGCTTGCATCAATATCGTCTTGAGCTTCGGCTTCTGTGTTATAAGATTGTGCTTGGTCTTTGTATTCCGTTCTGAAGAACTCGCAATCAACGTAGTTCTGTGATTCAATGTCATAGATAATATACTTCATAGCTTTTACTTTTTTAGTTCCCTACAAAGATAAACCTTTAAATTGATTACGCAAATAATTAATATAACAAAGTGAGCTTTATTGCATAAAAAAAGAGCTACATTTCTGTAACCCTTTGATACTTAACTAAAAGAAGTGTGTTAGTCTTGCCACCTGACCTTGCTCTCGTTCGTGAATGAAAGCTTCTACTGCTTTCGGTGAACCTGTATAGCCTTTGCGTGAATGCCATGAATCGGCTGCTGAAGGTGATCGTAAGTATTCAACGGTAACACCTATAAAATCTTTAGCATCTCTCCATTTGTACTTTACTTTGTGGTGTAAGTGGTGAAGATACCAATATCGATACTTAGTATTTGCCCATTCTTGAGGCTGCTCTTGTGCCATTAGCATAGGTAGGTTGTCCATTTTAGCGCCATCACCATGTTCTAAACCTATTAAGTTAGATCCATAAGTATAATACTTTCGATGTGCTACACCTGCATCTACTGAAACATCGTCTGCAAGCCTAAACCAAGACTTTAAAGCGTGAGCTAAATGGAATCCACTTTGATAATCATGGTTAGACATAGAGTGAACGCAATCAACAGGAGCTATCTCTCTAAGCATCTCTACACATTTAACGTATAGTTGTAAAGCTATCTCGAAATGTTCCCACCATTTACCATCGCAATCTTGGGGAGTTCCTTTTGTAGTAGTATTATATACATTATCTACATGCAATATATCATTACCAATACAGAAGAGTATTCTTTCTACTTTAAAACCTTGAGCCTTAGTGATAAGACCTTGCACACCTTCTATAACTCTTGCAACTGCTATGTCTGTATTGTATGCTTCTCCTGTTTCTTCAGCGTTCGCATACTTACCGATGTGAATATCAGCAGGATTGATAACTAATAAGTGAGTTCCTTCGTTGTGTTCTACTTTTGGGTAGGTTGGAGCGTGGTCTTTTATAAAAGTGTTTAGTCTTTCGAACATTCCACCTTCATCAAATCCACCTTGACCATCTTTAGTAACGATTGAGAATCGAAGTTCTCCTCCCATGTTCTGCCAATGCTTAACGGACACAACGTCCTTCTTGTCTATCCCTCTTTCTAGTAGGTGAATGTCAAGTGATGAATTGTCGTTAAAGTTATCTAGGGTGTTTGCTCGGTGTTTCTTTATGATGTCTATCTCATCACCTTTTAACCGAAATCTGTTGTTCTTTCTTTGTGCCATGTCTTTTTGTTTAGCACGAATATACTACTTTTTCTCGAATACCGAAAAGCATAAAGGTATTATTGCAATAGTTGCTAATACAAGCGTTTGCCAAGTGATGCCAGTAGCGTCTATTTGAGTAACTGCAGCGATAGCTAAAACACCACTAACAGTTCTCTTGCTACTCCACTTTCCTTTAACGTCTTTAAACATCTCAGGCACAATAGCTAAGATACCTTTTGCAAATAAGGGATTCATTTTCTCTTATCCTTTACGAAGTACCCTACGATGTCGTCAAAGTAACCGAATATCTTGTTATCCTTTTCTGTTGGTGTAAGGTTTACTATTATCTTAGCGAATGCTAAAAATCCAATAAGTAACTCTCCCCAATTATTTGCTAGAATCTGTGTCATAATATGTGTTAATTTCAATGAATATAAAAGGTATATATAGGCAATGTTTGTAACCATCGCCAAATTTATCAGACCAAATGCCTGCTAGTACTCCTGTGTAAACTCCTATTCCAATATCCCAACCAATCATATTAAATAATCTCTAAGGTTATTCCTTCAATTGGTATAACATCAACCAACTTCTTTAACGTATTTCTTGAAGATACTACATCTAAAGCATCATCTCCGTTAATATCTGCAAATCTTTTACCTAATGCAATACAACCCTTCAGTTGGCTTACGTAATTAGCTACATGAATAAGTATATAGCTTCTGTCGTTTACATCTTCTATATATAAGTGATCGCCATACTTAGTACTTTCTCGATGCACTACATTATAGACTCCTTTAGGTATGCAACTAATATTAGTCTTATTACCCTTCCAAGGTAGTTCTAAAGTAACGCATTCAAAAACCTTATCTACACCATCATAAATAACTAAAGCTCCTAGAGTTTGTACTCCATCATCTCGCAATCGAAGTAAGAGTGCTTTCATTAGTCTTTCCCTATCTTCTTGATGTTATATAAGGCTGCAGTTATTAATACAATAGCCGTTAAGAATCCATTAATGTCTGCAAAGCTTATACCAAGTGCAGCCGTATTTATAACATTTGTTTCGATTATATCTCTATACATTAACTGAGCTTAAATATATTAATAGCTTCTTTATATTCTTTTTCTTTGGCTTGTATATCATATCCTTAGACCTGTATTATATGCATTAGAAATAGGATTCATATCTGCTCCTGAGTTACTTGAGTATTCAGGAAACAAACTTGAATTTTCACATAGGTAATCTACGATTCTTTGACCATAAAACTCAGCCGTATCTCTTTCTTTTTGAATAAGCCAATTAATATCCGACTTACTGGCAGCCGTTCCGTTCTCGCTATTCTTTTGAGTAACCGATCCGTTCTTAATTTGGAAGGATATGAAAGGCAAAGCCTCAACTAATGCGTAATGGATAATACTATCTTGTACATAGTCATCTATCAAAGTCTTATAGTTACCTGTAATACTTCCTGCTACAATATCAGCTTCTAACTTTTCATATAAGTCAGTACCTAATATAACTTGCATATTTTTATCTTGTGCTATCTTTAAAAAAGGTAACAAAAATGCAGTATCTACGTTGTAATTAATCGCCGTAGAACTCTTTAATTTATCTTCGTTGCAAAATAGTGCTGCCATTATCTTTTCTTTATAAATCCTTTGTTAGTCATATCGATAGGTTTCATAGCAACCTCTCTATCATTCCGTACTCTGTAACCTTCTGAATCTGCTTTACCTGTACTTACAGTTGGAGCTAAAGGACTTTTAACGTCTACCTTAATAGTACTCTTAAATGTCTTTCTTCTCCATTTATGATGGCAAGCACCTCCACCTTTATACTTCCATATAGAATAAGTATCTGCTCCACCTTCACCCCAACCTGAATTAACAGATTTAGAACCCATAGCGATTAAATCTTCTTTTCTATAAAGCTTATCAGCGTTCACCATCTTACGACAGAACTCTCTACTATTAGAACTTGCTTTTAACGGAGCGTAAGAGTATCGAACTTTATACATAAAGCCGTTGATAGTCTTATCCTGCTCACTCTTTGCATTAGGTCTTGCAACTCCAGTACTTGCGAACTCAAAGGCTAATAAATCCTCGTGTTCTTCTGCGTCTTCATCAGATATTAATTCCCATTCATCGCTACTAAGCTCTTCACCTAATCCTATTAACTCAGTAGCTACGATAAAATCCTGCTTCTCGTCTTCCTTAGAAAAGTTCTCGCACATTTTAACACCTGTTTCTTTCTCTGTTTCTTCTATGCTTAATCCTTCAGTTTCTACAAACTCAATAGGTTCGATAGTCTTAAAGAATAAATCTAATACAATTCCATTAACTGCCAATATACTATCTACGGCTTCTAATATGATATTTTGTTTTGGTCGTATTACTTTGTTATCAAACAACTGAGAAGCCGTTTTAATCTCGTCTGCATTATTACCTAAACCAGTTGCATCTTTAATACCGAATAGCATAGGACTTGTTACTCTATGCCCTATTAAAATCTTCTGTGTAGATTCTTCAGATAAGAATTTATATTGCTCTGATGCCTCTGAAATAGGTATTGTTTCTATTGTAGTAGCAGTTGATTGGTCATCATTCCAACTCGTAAGCCATTTCTTACCACCTGTACCTATTAATTTGCGTTCGATAGCATTCTCAATCATTCCTTGCTCATCTTCTGTAGGTACTCCCTGATTGAAGTTTATAAGCATTGTAGGAGCGAATCCGTTTTGGATATTTGTCTTGTGGTAGTTTGCTATTTCTTCGTCTATCTCCGACCAAGGTAAAGCACCTACATAATCTACAGGACTAAAGTAAAAGAACCCTGCTGAATAAGGAGCAATAACTAATATTTGAGTTTCCTCTCCTCGTGAACCATCAAAAGATTCTATTCTACGAGGTCTATATCTATCTTTTCTGTACTCGTTCCAATTATCTGAGTAGTACCAACCTTTGATTTCTCCCTCCGTAGCCTTCTCAGGTCGTAGGTTCTGCATTGGTATATGCTTTGCTTTGAGTATTTGCGTCTTTCCCTTGTTCCAAACTACATTAAATGCACCCATTCCAAGTTTCTTTAAGTCACCTGACACTCTTCGCACATCTTCGCCTCTAAATATAGTACGCATTTTAGCGTAGTCTAAAGGTCGCTTAGAACTATCCGTAGCAGATAAGCCTTCTCCGTAGATTTGATCGCTTACACTCGTGATAATAGCGTTAGAAACGGCTGAACCATTACACCTGTCAATTAGATAAGTGAAATAATCGTTATCTTCACCATAAGCAACCCAATCCTTTGCAGGGCTTTCGACTGCTTTAGGTGTGTTGATTGATGCGAAATTTATTACTTTGAAACTCATACTTTTAAATATATACTATTAGTATTGTTTGCCTCTGCTTGCTTAACGTAAACTACTTCACTCGTACCACCTACCCACGCTTTACCAACCTCTCGCAATCCGAGTACACTGGCATCTAATGGATCTTCATTAGTCGCGTTTGTTTGTTCATATACATCGTAAGAAAAGAAACTCATCTCTTGCATTGTATATTTAGGTTCTGCCCCTGTGTTTACGTTGAAAGTTAAAGCCACCGACCTTACATTTACATCTCCCTTAGTTACCACTTTCGCTTCGCTAATTCGTGTTTGTAGATTAGTAAATATAAGTAAATAATAGTTATCATAAGCATTAGTAGAATTTTCTTCTAATGATAGATAAACCGTATTACTCTGTTCGTGCTTT